CAGGACCTTTGGATAGCTTAGAGTGATAGAAGCTCTAAGGCGGCAGCCTCCCAGCTGCCACTATTCGCGTAATGACTACGCTCCGACGGATGAATGTAGTTCCAAGAGGAACAAACACGCCGTCGTAGTTTGGTCACAACCCCTTCAACTTCCCGAAAGGAGATGCGACCGTCCCTAATGTAACCTCCAGTGAACGCAACCAGGAGCCCATCTGGATTATAATCCAGATGGTCCTTGACAGCATACCACCGGGCCCTCTTAATGACTTTATCCTCGTAGTAGAGTCGATGTTCGAGCTCTACCGCATGGGAATCATTAATCGGTTGGGGGAGGCTAATTGATCGGGGCAAGGCTTGCAGAGCGTAATATACGTCGCTCTGTAGGTGCTTGTCCTTACGCAATTTGCCTACAACTGCACAGTACGGAACCTTTAGTCCCTCGGCATCGCCGTCACAAAGAGGTATAGGAAGGTATTTCACCTTCCGCCTCAGTGCGCCGATGAGCTTGGAGAGATAGAGTCCCGAACGAGCAGACCACCTGACCAGCCTATTTATGGCTGAGTAAACATCAGAGGGAGTCTGAAGTGACTGAAGATACACACCGCGGATGTTATGTCCGCGATAGTAATCTTCGCCACAAGACTCTCTAAAGTGCCCACTGTTAAAGGATTTCTCCTTATTAACACGGAAGCCGAACAGCTCTAAAGTGCGAACGACTAAGGCATAACAATCCTCACGGACTATTATGTCATCACCGAACACACTAAAGTTCCGTTCGTCCTTCGTGCGACCATCGAAGAGGGTTAACCCCTTGAGACGGTAACAAGCGTGCACAATGGCAGAGAACAACAGCGTCTGTAAAGGAAAAGTGAAAGCATTTCCCATACTCGACACCATCTCTAATTTAACCTTTTCTCCACTCGGGAGAGTGGCAAAGGGCGACCTTGTGAGCTTGAGCCAAGAGAATAAAATTCTCGGAAGCACTTGCTCGCAGAGGGACATAGAGATGCTATCGGAGGCGGACTCAAGATCGATAGTGCCGAACTGGCCACTAATCGATCCCAATTTCGCCATCCTCCGGTTTACGTCGGGCTGAACCGAAAGATCGATATTATATCGAACTTTCAGCTTTCGCTCCAACCACCGTCCAATACCTTGCTGAAACATCATGTTCAGTGTAGGTTCGGTACAGATAGTTCTCGAAATCTCTGACGTTTTAGGGACAAAAGAAAGCAACGAGCCTGCGACCACCCGCGTTCCATGCGTGTTGTACCTCTGCCTTTCAGCAGAGTACTTCACAGGATTCCGTGAAATGGCGCTACGGTATAACCGCAAAAGATGGTCTTCGGTCATCGTCAACTCGCTATCATACACCTTCGTATAGAAGTTGTACGACTGCGCGCCAACGTTGGCCCCAGGACCCACACCCAAGTCATCCGAAAAATCGAATAGACCCAAAGTGTGATCTGGACCGTTACCAACGACATCATGAAGGAGAGATTTTACTTCTCCAATGATTTCGTCGTCGAACAAGCTCTGGGGCTGAAGAGAAAAACTGCGACAATAATCATTGCACTTGAGAAATTTCTCAAGTGCTTTTGAGTCACAGCTCTTCTGATCAATCCCGTCTGTGAATTTCTTCAACAGACTAGACTTCAGAGCAAGTGCGCGAGCGGTGCTAATATCGCAGTCAGAAGTAAGACTGCCATAAAAGCTTGGGAGATCATCTTGCAGGTAACCTTGAATTGCAGTTCGACTGAACATACAACCTCCGGTTGGACACAAAAGGATTAGAGGGCTCCGGTTTGGAGATCCCCGAAAAAGCTGGTGCACCAGTTGCAAACACGGCATCGACAGACGCCGTATGCGCCGCTGGTAGTCCTTGCAATATCGGGAATTCCTAGATCAAGAGCGAGTTGAGCCTCAGAGTTTGACATTTTAGCGTCAGACCCTTCGACTTCAACGAACTCATGACCAAGAAGCTCAGATAAGTCACTCAGTGCCTTCAACTCAATGATTTTATTCATTGGGTTAGAGAACACCTGCAATCGTGGTATCACCTAAACCAGAAGAAACTTGGGTTAGGCTTCCAATGTGCATAGATTGCATTGCACGTAGATTGGCAGGATCAGCAGTATCGCTTCCTGCGGGGATTTCGATAATTGTCGTCATCCTCGCAATGGCGTAATTCTGACCTGCTAAAGGCAAAACACCCTTACGGGTGATAACCTTATAGGTGTTCATCGGCACGCTTCCGACCTGACCCGTCACTGGATTGACCTGCGGCAAGACCTTAAAGGTCTCAGGCCGCCAGGCCGAAACAGTGAAGGGTGCGGCCACGGAGTGAACTATCACCCCTGTCTGCGTCCCGCCGAGAGCTGTCACAGCGTACTGCTTAGCGTTCACATCCGGAGCCTGATCAGCCACGTGTGTGTACGTAGGCGACGTGAGACTCGTTTCAGCACTCCCCGTAACCGGGGAAGTAAGGGAAACCGTCATCGGTTTATCTCTATCTATAAAAGGGTTTAAGGGGTCTCGCGCCTTGAGCAAGGGCTGTTATATTTAACAGCCTATTAACTGGGTTTTTCCCAAAAGGATTCTCCAGCTCAAGTTTTGGTAAACTCAAGCTGGAAACCCCAGCTCTCGAGACTGAGACTGTTTGTACTCTCCATTTAGAGATGCCGCTCTCGCCGTCTTCTACACAGCCTTTGTACCCCCCGATCCCCTGCATTGCAGTCCGATCAAGCCGTCCAGAATAATTCTGGATTGAGCTTTGACGGACAGTGCGGGTGATCGAGTATACATTGTCTGTAGGAGTCGCGAACGCCTCCAACACATTGCCTACGTTGGAAAAGTAGTCAATGAGAAACGACCAAGGTAATAACTCCCAAGCTGTGGGGATGAACTCTAAAAGAGTAAATCCACTAAGCTCGAGAAGTCGCCTTGCCGAGTCTGCTGGAACGGCAGTTTTGTACGACAAGCGCACGATGTACCTCACCGAGGTCTCACCATCCGCGGATGTGTCGGTTACCCGACGCACCTTTGGAAAGAAAGGATCCAAGGAGTTGTACCCCGTGTTCAATGTCGCAGCGTAAGTTCTCCCCGTTGCTGATACGCGGGAACGACGGTCATCAAACCCGTCGCGCCCAACGTGCCAGGCGGCTAAGGCTTCGGCTCCATTCTGAATATCACTAATCAGAGGGCGCCAGCCAAAGGAGTACTCAAGCCAGGTATCTGCTAGGATCCTTTTCCGTGTTCTGTTTCCAGAATCGGTGAAAGGAACCCCACGGCTTCTCCTCTTAAGGGTCTGGATATAATTACCCAAACCATTTCGAAGAGTAGCAGCAGGCCTGCGAACCATTCGTGCCGCTTCACGCAATTCGCCGAGAAATGTCAAACCAGAGAATTTCTGGTGAGACGCTCGGATTCTTTTGTAAAGCTTCACCAATGCCTCTTGCTCTGCAGCTGTAGATGATGGGGCCACACTTGTAACGAAGACACCTTGTGGGTGTCCCCGAAACTTGTAGGTCACATCTATGTTGCCGTACGGAGGGACGTTCTCGAGGTATGTAACCTCGTAAAAACCATCCTTCTGTTCCAGCATTTTGGTCCGACTGCCTGTTAAAGTTGTCGTCGCATCTTGGCCCTGACGGATTTTACCCCGCCAACCAGGATTGTTGATCCCAGTACGAGTGTCATTCCATGCTGTGACTGGATTAAAGGTCACAGGAAATGGAATCTCACCACGATAGCGG